TTTCGGATTTGGCCGTATCGGCGTTCTTCCATTCAGGTATGGCCTCCACAAGAAGTTGCGCTTCTTGCTCAAGCCTGGCCTTCATTGATCGTTGCACTTCGGCCTGCTGCAACTGATTCAAACGCTGGAGTTCGGCTTGTGATGCTGCCAATTTCTCGTTGCGCTGACGTTGCAACTCGGTTTGCCGCACCCATTCAATTGGATCGTCCCTGTATAGACTCTCCATATCAATCGGGTTTTCCTGCTGCTGTTGGATTTGCTGCTGCAAAGCCGTGAGCAATTGAGCGTAAGTTTGCCGCTCTTCACGCACCGCGTTCAGCTCGGCTTCAGCGGCCTTGCGCTGTTCAGCCAATGCTTGCGTTTTGCGTGTGTAGTCAGCCGTTCGCTGGTAGCCGTTGATCAACTCATTGAGTTCAACCTCTTGTTCTTTGCCATCAATCTTGACGGTGAACTTTGGTGGCTCGCTGGATTGCTCTTGCTCTTGAGCGTCTTCGTCTGACTCGCTCGATGCTTCAACGTCTTCGGACCCTTCGCCTTGCTCTTCCGCGTCTGTCTCTGCATCGCCAACATCATCGGATTCGGCTTGCGCTTCATCCGTTTGCGCCTTGGTTTCTGTTTGTTCTCCGGGTTCGGCAAACATCGACTCAAAGGCTTTGGCGGCTTCCGCCACCGTCATCCCCGCTGTGCTTTCGCTTTCAACGGTTGCTAAATTCTCACTCATTTATTGCGCTCCATCAAGTTTTGGTCAGTTTCCGTTGGCGATCAGCCGCCATACGGGTCAACGTACCGCTAGTAATCACGCTTCCAAAGTAGGTTTGAAGACGCTCCATGGACTTGAAGTCATGAAAGATCGCCTCTCGATGCTTGGCATCTTCCGAGTGCGTCCACTCTTCAAACAATGACTCTCTAATCCGCTGCCACGCCTCTTGATACAGCGTGGAGTTAATGATTCGTTCGGCTTCCTGTGCGCGTCGTATTTTTTCGTCGTTTGTCATTGCATGGGTTGCGCCGCTGTCACGGCCTGTTGGGCTTGGTTAATGGCTTGCATTTGCATCCGTTCACGATCCATTGCTACTTTGGCGTCAATCTCTGCCTGCGTTGCCGCCAAGTTGACTTGATACTTTAACTCCATCTCTTGGCGTTTCAGGATGCCATCTTGCGCTATACGATCACGCTCACGGTCATCAGCGCGGATCATCTTCTCGCGCTCAAGGGCAAGTTCGGCGGCTTTCTTTTGAATGTCAGCCTGAATGGATTGAATCTGCACTTGCGCCAAGGCTTGCGTTGGATCGGGTTGCGGTGGTTGCTGAGGCGGTGCGTAATCCATCGGCAATTGATTGAAGAATTGCGACGAGTCTTTGTATCCCGCCATCTCAACTAACTTGGTAAGCGTATTTGCGTACTGGCCCATGGTCACTAAGGGATTGTTTGGCCCAAGCGTTTGGAGCAACTGTTCTTGCTTGCCGGCAATGGCTTGCAAGAATTGAATCTTTTCATCAATGCCGCCCGTACCAAGGCCAACGTTCACGCTTACATCCATCGAGGCATCCCAACCGCGTGGATCAATCTGCACCCACTGATTGCGCAAGCGAATGACGCGTGGCTTGTCTTGATGCTGTGTAATCAAGCGCAACAAACCTTTGAACAAACGCTTCATGCCGATTTCAGAGAACACGCGAGCGATCAATTCAATGTGTTGCTGCGCGGCTTGCACCGTGGCTTGTACCGCCAACTTGGTTGTTGATTGCAGTGCGTCGGCGTTTAGACCCATGGAGGCTTTGGACATGCCAGTGCGTGCTTCTTTCACCTGGTCCATATACTCCATCATCGGGAATGCCTGACCGCCAACAAATGGTGTGGTGAACGGCTGCACCATGCCAGGCGCACGCATTCTGATGATGGCGCCGTTTTCATTATTCAGTACGTCGTCAAGATTGACTTGACCTTCAACCACGCCTGTACGCGGATGAATCGATTGCGCCAATGAATCAAGCATATTGCGCAAAATCACTGACTTGATGCGTTGAATGTCCATGGTTACATCAGCCGTGGACATACCAAAAAGTGTATGAGGCTCAGGATCAGGACAGAAATAAGCAAAAGGCACATCATCTGCCGGATCGTTGGCGACGATCTTATAAGACGGACCCATGGTGCAAATCTTGCGCAGTTCCGCCACGCCATCACCGTCTTGATCAAGCCTTATATAACTTTCGGTATAAAGCACACGGCGTTGCGCAGGATTGTTGGCGGATTCGCCAAACATCATTTGTGCAGGATTACGCGCAATGCGCTCAATGTTTGTGTCGAGTTCGTCTTCGCCCGTGTTTGACTCAACCAGCTCTTGGTCATAGCCCATGGCAACAAGCTCAGACACGGTGGCAAGTTTCCTGTGCGCCACAATGTCTGCGTCTTCAAGCGTCCGCGCTCTACGGTCAACGATAAACTCTTCAGGTGCCAGGCTTTCGACGCGGAAACGCTTGGTGATGACTTTACGGCTCACCGTTACGTCGTGAATCATCACGGTTGGCGTCAGTTGCTGGCCGGTCAACGGATCAATCACGGGCGGCGGTGCCGAAGGGTCTTCGGAGGACATTAAGTCCACCATCTCAACGCCTTCCTGACCAAGAATCAACGACAGTTGCGCGTCATCAAGACCCGTGTAGTTTTCATTCTTGATTTCAATGTGCTCATCAACCCACCACTTGCAAACACCTGTCTTGCGCACCAAGGCGTCCTTGAAGATGGAGTGAAACAGCACAAAGCCATTGTTGTCTTCGTTCAAGATATAGCGCACATAGTCCGTGGCCTGCTCTGCCATCGGCGCATCTTCCATGCTACGCGGCACATACTGAACAACGTTCTCGGATGAGAAGAAAATGCGCATGAGGCTCGGCAAAATGGCCTGCACTGTGTCGCGCACATCCATTGATACAACCTGGCTGCGCCCCTCTTCTTCATCGCCAAATGGATCGCCAAAATAGTATTCCGTGGCGCGGGCGCGAAGATTGCCAATCTCTAAATCAATGAAATTGGTAGCGTCAACGAGTTCAGCCGCAACAATGGCTTGAACTTCAGTCTCGTCCATAGGTTCGCCGGACTTGATGCCGGTAGCAAGGTTCATTTCAACGTCCATAGTTCACCATTTGACTTTGTTGGCCCAATAAGCCGCACTCATTTTGCCCTTGGCAATATTCGCAGCATGTCTTGCTTTGAATGCCTCGTTGCGTTTGGTGCCTTCCGGTGAACCTTGAACGCCTTGTTGCCCAAAACGAATCAGTTTGACCTCATCACCTGATTTCGCCAATACAGCGTGGCTTTTCTTAGGATGATTCGGCGTTTTCTTAGGCTTGTTATAACCAGAAAACGTTTCTGACCCGCGCTTAATCATCAATCTTCCTCACGCATAAAGTTAACGCGTTGAAACTCAACGGCTTCGCGCTGGCGGCGTGAGTTCATCATCGATGTAATAGGCCCGCCAACTAACCAGGCGTCGCATGTGCGTGCCGCTGCACACTTAAAGTGAAATAGTTCGCAGTAACCAAGATCGGCGGCGTCTTGCACCGCCATCTCTAAGTCTTCGTTCTCTTCGCCTTCGCCTTCTTCGTACGATTCGCCGCTTTCCTCTTCGCCTTCTTCGCCGTTTTCTTCGCCGCTCTCATCCTCCATACCACCTGTGATGCACTCAATCATTTCAGGCGTTTGGATGAAGGCGGCGCAGTTACCGCAACGCATCGACTTGGCTTGCGCTAAGTCCGTATTCCACGTTTCGGCTTTGGCGTCCCAAAATTCACGGTTAGGCAATTCAGGGTTAGCGGGACCGTAACCTACATTGGCAAACGCCCAATTGCGATTCTTTAAGTTCGCAACAGGGTCTTTGGTTTCAATAGGGCATTCCATCACTTTTTCTTCGCTTTACCGGCCTCGGACAACGCAATGGCTATGGCTTGCTTAGGATTTGTCACTTCCGGCCCTTTCTTGCTACCGGAATGCAACTTGCCCGCCTTGTACTCGCGCATGACTTTGGAGATTTTCTTCTCGGCTTTGGTCTTTTTCATCATGATGGCAGTATGTCAGTGATGGTGACGTGAAAAGTGTGGCTATGGCCCGAAATAATGGCAACTTTATCGCCAGGATTGACCGCCACATACTCAGTTTGATAAGCAGGAATGATGGGATCATCAACCGTTGCAATTGGGTTTGCGCCTACTTTGAAATGCAAGTGCCTGCCATCATCGGAGCCATTGGAAACACGCATCAGCGTTACGCCGGTTGCGGCAGCGTGCGATTGCTGGCTTGCGTCTGACGTTGTAAGCATCGTCGTTGTGCCAAAGCGACCAATAACTTCAGGCCACAAATGCCCGGCTGAATCGCGCACCTGCTTGCTCATTTCTTGGACCTTGCAGCACGCATATTGTCAACGAGGTTTGGGTAAGG